AACTGGGTACATGACAATTTTCATTGGATATGGAACTGGTGTGTAGGTTTGATTGTATTCTTTGGTACTGTGAACATCATACAAATGATAATGGAGATATTCTAATGCAAGAGCAAGAATTATTGGATTTGATCAATGCTCAGATCGATTTGATCGATCAGTATAAGAATCGTAATTGGTTCAAGAACCCTCCGCAGACTGAGAAGGAATGGGCCATCATGGAAAACCAAACAGGAGAAGTGTAATGGAAAAAGAGTACGTAATACAGAGTAAAGTACTGACCTTTGTGGTATGGTGTATTGTAGGAGGGTGGTTATGTTACGATATAATGTCATTTGGGACTTTATAAAAGCAGGGATATCGTTCCTGTTGGCATTGTTTTTATTGACAATTGTAGTGTGGAGTTTAGTATAAACGAGAGTTATATGGATCTAACGAACGTAAAATTGGATAATGCAAATGAAGCAATTCAGCGATGGCAATGGCAGAATCGTCGTGGTCGGTCTCTGTCCTCAAAGAGGAAAGTATCGAAAGGGTGGAACGAGAGATCGTCTACACTCTCTGATGAGAGAACGAAACTATGACTTTTTGAACTGTTTTATCGAATATGTACCTACAAATGAGTGTAAGATTCGGAATGTCGATGCTGGAATTGTGAATGAGATACGATCTTACTCAAAGGTCATTGGATTGGGGAAATTCGTTGAGAGTGTTCTCCGTACACATGAGATAGATGGGTTGTGTATTCCCCATCCGAGTCCTTTGAACAGGATATGGAACGATCGAACGAAGTTTGAGGAGTATAAAGAGAAGATAGATGGATATATCAGAAGTCAAAGCAAACGTTGAAGCTTGGAAAGCTGACAAGGGAAATACATACAAAGCAGAAAAGGTATGTGCTGCGTGGTTTCATTGTAAAGCACCTCAAGAAGAGATTGATTTGGTACTGAAACCATATACGGATTGGGTAGCGGATGGTAGGCCTGGAGGAGAACATGAGTTTAAAGGTTAACATACTGTTTCCTTCTTTCGTTTTTTCGAAGAGTTATCGAGATTCGTCCCTCTCTGCCTCATCGAGGAATGAGATACTCGATCAGATCAAACTTGATTATAGACAGACAAAGTCTCGTATCGTATCCAATGTAGGTGGATGGCAGCAGTCCGTTGAGCATGATTCACCTTTATATAGTCGAGTACGAGAAGAGATCATTACAACTGTTGAGAAACAGATGATGCCATGGCTCGGTGTAAGCAAGGCAAAGTGCTTTCTACACAACATGTGGGCAAACGTGAACACACGAGGAACATGGAATAAGCCTCATACACATGATGGTTGCTTTTATAGTGGTGTGTACTTTCTTACAACACCAAAGGAATGTGGAGATCTTGTGCTGTTGAATACACACAAGAACATACAAGATGCTGCTCCATATGCACCAAAACTACGTGCAGAGCATCGAATAAAACCTCAACGAGGTATGATGTACCTCTTTCCAAGTGGTTTGTATCACATGGTTGAACCGAGTAACTCAGATGAGCTGAGAGTATCGATCGCATTTAATATATCTGTTGCATCATCGCCTGATGATCGTATGGATGGAAATCATGATTTATTGTTTAAGTGTGGAGAATAAAATGGAGAAGGTGAATGTACTGCGAGAAGTTACAGATTGGGAATATCCTAATCATACATATGTAACGATACGTCGAAATCAGCGATGCATAGGATATTACAGAAATAATGTTGATTACGTGGAGTTTGTTAAACCACTTCCTTTCTATACAACGAGGAGGAAGTTTGAAGCAGATAGAGCAAAGGAAAAAGTATGGAATGCAAATTCAGAGTAGAATACGTCGGTAAAGGATATCAATCGAGCTATGTCAGTTTGCGTAAGGCGAGAACTGAAGCACAGAGAAGTGGATTTAATTATATGATCTATGAGTTGCAAAACAACATATGGAGATTAATTGAATCAAGGACTGGCCGAGAAGACTAAACCTTTATAAATAAAAGCATGAGAACTTTTAAAAACCACATCGTCGAAGAGGCACTCAACGATCTCAATACTCCATTCGAGTTAGATCGTAAATTCATTCGTAGTGCAATGAGTAAAATCACGCAGTTGAATTTATCTGCAAAAGACTTTGAAAGTCTTGAAAACAAGGCAGAGATACAATATCTCATTACAACTACATACTTTCCTGAGTTTGATTGGAAAAAATTAAACATGAAAGGATTCGATACGAAAAAACTGAATGATATGGTTGCAGAACTCAGATCTCAATCAATGTTCTCAAAATTCTATGCATGGACACCTCGAGGCGTAGGTCCAGGCGAGGTGATGTTCTACTATCTCGTCAATGATGCAAAGCTTGCTGGTGGTAAAGAAGGTGGTGACCTTCGAATCGGTAATAACACATATGAAATTAAGAGTGCGACCATATCTTGGGCAAAGAAAGCAGCAGGTGGATTCAGATTAGGTGGTACATTTAAAATGCCAGGTTTGATGAAAGATGTGTTTGATCTCCTCGAAAAAACACCTGAAGCAGTCAAACTTGGTAAGGAAAAATCAGGAATCAATAAGAAACAAATGGCAGTCCTATTGAAAAAGTATCCTCGTGAAATGAAAAAGATTATGGATGAGTGGAAGAGAACTGTACACTCAAAATACTTTAGTAAGTATGATTTTATCTTTACAGATAACACATCAAAAACAAGAAAAGGCGAGATTGCTTATGCAGGTCCAATCAATCCGAACATGATAGACACTGACTCTGTAACTCAAGGAGAATTTAAACCTATCATTCGCTGGAGATAATATGCCTAGTATGTTTTATGATCCAGCGACGTTCAATAAAGTAGTTGGTGTAGGTTCAGTTAGAAGTCTTGATATTCAAATGAGGCAAGCACAAAGCAAAGATCCACTTATTACAAACGCTATTCGACATGCGATTGATACGTATTGGTTCAAAAATGAATCACCTCGATGGAATAGATTAACTACTGTTGGTCGAGGTTCAAAAAATACACTTAACCAACATATTCGTATTTTAAAAAATAACTCTTCAAGTTTAAAGAAATTATTCGATACAAAACCTCAGCAAGGAATTGGTCCAGGTGAAGTCATGATGATGTATTTAGTCGAAGACAGTTATTTAGCAGGAACAGATCAGAGCGGAGATTTAAGATTAAGATCTGGTGGTACAAAAGCTTATGAGGTAAAAGCTGCAAAGAGAAGAGCATTTGATAACTCTTATTCACAGTTTGGATTGGGTTCTCCATCATTTGCAGCCACATTGACCTTTAAACAGGAACTCGAATCTGGAACTGCAAAATCTGGATCCATTAAATTTGCAAAGTATGATAAAATGCACATCGAAGAGTCAAAAGGTGGTTGGATAGCAGAAGCAAAGAAAAATGGTGAGTGGAACAACATCGTACAAAGATATAGACAACTTTCGAAAACATATTTTGACATGCATCCAATGATTATCATCGATAAAGATACTTATCAAATAGTGCACATTGGAAAAATAAATGCAAATATGGTACATCCTGGTGTGTATGCAAAAGTTGGTGGATTTCAACCAAGAATATATTTAAATGGTGCACCATCATGATAGACTTTAAAGAATTTATCACTGAACAGAAAAATACCCACATGACACATATTGAGGATTCTGTCATTTATGGTGGTGTCAAAGGAACTCGTGAAGCAATCTACGCTCTCATTGGATTGAGAGATATGTTAGGTGGCAAGAAGAGTGCAAAAGTTTCGGTTAAGTGGGATGGAGCACCTGCAGTATTTGCTGGTATCGATCCAACTGACGGAAAATTCTTCGTGGCTAAGAAGGGAATCTTCAACAAAAACCCGAAGATATATAAAACAAATGCAGAAATTGAGGCTGATACATCAGGCGATTTAGCAGATAAACTCAAAGATGCATTGCAATATTTACCGAGTCTTGGAATTAAAGGTGTCATACAAGGTGATTTCCTTTATTCGAAAAAAGATTTATCGGTAAAGAAAATAGATGGACAGGCATATTTGACTTTCCATCCAAATACCATTATGTATGCTGTGCCAAATAACAGTCCAATGGCAAAGGAGATCATGTCTTCAAGAATTGGTATTGTATGGCATACCACATATAAAGGTAACTCGTTTGAAAGTATGAAGGCATCGTACGGTGTGAACGTATCTGCTCTAAAGAAAAATAAAGCAGTGTGGTCACAAGATGCGATGTTACGTGACTTGACAAATGCTACATTAACACAAAGTGAAACGGAGAATATTAATGAATATCTTTCAGAGATTGGTAAACTTTTTCAAGGGATCGCAGGCAGCACCCTCAGAGAAATCGAATCAAACAAAGTCCTCGCAGGGCTCATCGAACAATTCAACAACAGTTACATCCGCAAAGGTCAAACCATCGGTAACCCAAAAACGCACACGGTCCAACTCATCAGGTGGATCCAAGCGAAATACAAAGGTGAAGCAAGAAAAAGAAGCACCGAAGCCGGGAAGAAAGCGCAGTACCAAAAGCTCCAAGAAATCCTCGACTTCTTCTCGCCGAAAAACAAAGGCAACCTAGAGAAAATATTTGTACTTCAAAAACTTATCGTTGAAACTAAACTCAAACTATTGAATAAGTTGAACAGTTTAGGAAAACTCGATACTTTTGTACAAACGAATAACGGTTATAAGGTAACTGGACAAGAAGGATTCGTTGCCATCGATAAGATAGGTAAGAATGCTTTGAAGATAGTCGATAGACTTGAGTTCAGTTACAACAACTTCTCACCAAATGTATTAAAAGGTTGGCAAAGAGCAAAATAAAACAATCAATTTGTATAAATAAAACCAGGTGGTGAACGATATTAGTGACTAACACTTATCGTATTTAATTCGTTATAAATTGGACTAAACCTTAGGAGAAAACATGTTAGGATTTAAAGATTTTAATCCTGTAGATTACAGACCAGGCGAAGACGATCAAGTCAATCATAACGCCATTAAGCGTCGACGTCAAGATGAAGCTCTTTCACTTGCTCAACGTCGTGCACGATCAAGGATGCTCAAGCGAATCAAAGCCAAGATAGCGATTGGCCGAAAGAAAGCTGCAAGACGTACTGCAAGCATGCAAGTACTCAAGAAGAGAGCAAACAAACAAGCACGTAATCTTATATTCAAAAAGCTCGCAAAAGGTAAAAGCCGTAACGACTTACCACCAGCACGTAGAATGGAAATTGAAAAACGATTAGATAAAATGAAAGGTCGTATTCAAAAGATTGCTCAGAGAATTTTGCCAAAAGTACGTAAGATGGAAATGCAACGTAAGCAAGGTAAGAAAGTAGCAACAGATAAGAAAGCAGCTGCAGGAGCTTAAATGATAAATTCTTTTAAACAATATCTCGTCGAAGCCGAGAGAGAAGTTGTCATCACGTTTGGAAGAGCCAATCCACCAACGATTGGTCACCAAAAAGTATTTGACAAAGTTGCTGCTGTTGCAGGAAAAAATCCATATAAAATCTTTCTCACGCAATCTCAAGACAAAAACAAAAATCCCCTTTCATATTCTGAGAAAATAAAGTTTGCTCGTAAGATGTTCCCTAAACATGCGAGAAATATATTAATCAATAAAAAGATTAAAACAATTATGGATGCACTCGTTTCATTAAACAATGAAGGTTTTAATCGAGTGACAGTTGTAGTAGGTTCAGATCGAGTAAGAGAATTTGACATATTACTATCTAAGTACAACGGACAAAAAGCTCGACACGGCACATATAACTTTGAGAGAATCAATGTTGTATCTGCAGGTGAGAGAGATCCAGACGCAGAAGGTGTAGAAGGCATGAGCGCTTCTAAAATGAGAGCAGCTGCGTCAGATAATGACTTTGTAGCATTTGGTCAAGGTTTGCCAAAAGCAGTATCAAATGCAGATGCAAAGAGATTGTTCAATGCGGTTCGACAAGGTATGGGTCTCAAAGAAGAGGTCAACTTTAAGAACCATGTAGAACTGGAGAAAGTATCTGATGTACGAGAAGACTATGTAAAAGGGGAATTATTTGAACTTGGCGATAACGTACGTATAATAAAAAGCGGCCAAGAGGGTGAAGTTAGTTGGTTGGGAGCTAACTACCTTGTCATCAATTTAGGAGAAGGTAAAACAACTCGTCAGTGGTTAGATGCTGTAGAAAAATATGAAGTAGCACAAGATAAAGATATTAGTAAGAGAAAAGGAACACAACCAAAACCATACTACAAAGGATTGAGTAAATCCACTAAACTTGCAAGAGCAAGACATTTTGAGAAGGGTAGTAAGAAAGACGACAATGATCCTTCTGCATATAAGCCAGCACCTGGAGATGCAGATGCTAAAACAAAACCATCTAAGTATACAATTGCTTATAAGAAGAAATATGGAGAAGAGAACGTGAAAAAATTCAAAGATTTTTCTGAGCAAACAAGAACAGATAAAGCAAAAGCTACTATCGACAGAGAAAAAATGGCAGATAAAATTAAGCACGATAAAATGATGGATCGTGCAAGATTAAGAGATGTATTGAAAAAGAATAGAGAGACAGATCCTACAATGGATGAAGGTGCTGCAGATAAATCTCTTGCAAAAAAATCAGAAAAATCTGGTATCTCTCTATCAACATTAAGAAAAGTTTATAACCGAGGTGTCGCAGCATGGAGAACAGGTCACAGACCTGGTACAACTCCTTCACAGTGGGGACACGCGAGGGTAAATTCATACATAATGAAAGGTAAGACTTATCACACAGCTGATGCAGACCTTAGAGGTGAAAAGAGAAAGTAGTGGATAAAGCTACGAAAGAAAGGATTGCATTAAAGAAGGGTATGGCACAAGCTCATGCTTCTTTAATGAAATTTAAACAATATTATCAACGATTGCCTGATGAAGGAACTGATGATTCAGTTAAACTTGCAAAGGCAATTACACCGGGAGAGAACTAATGGAGTTATTAGAAAAATTAAAAGTATCCGATGGAATGGGAGCATGGATAGACGATTTTAAAAAGTCTGATGCACCTCAATTCAAAGGTAAAAACGAAAAAGAAAAAAGAGACATGGCAATTGCAGCTTACTTATCTGCAAAGCGTGGTGATCAGAATGAATCAGACGCCTCATGGAAAGCTGCAATGAATAAAAATAAATTAGATAAACTTAGTTCAAGCGATAGAGATAAAATTTCTCAGATTAGAACTATGATGGCAAAAGAGAAAAAGCCTACTTCAGAAGGAGAAGCTCCATTTAAAGGACCTTACAAGAAAAATGCTAAGCCTTTATCATTCAAACAAGCAATGAAAAAAGTTAAAGCGCTTTCTGCAAAAGGTATGAAAAGTGAAGCTAAAACAGAAATCGATCATACAGGTGAACATGATCCTTTTGCTAAAAAGCATAACATAAAGATCAAACCAATTAAAGGTCATGACAGTCCTTATGCTCATCATGCAGTCGGAACTAAATCAAATCTGAAACAGTATTTGACAAAACATTATAAGCATGCAGGTCTTGATGCATCTGATGCAGCTGACCATCATCCAGATATTTTTGGTAAAAAGAAGTAGGAGTATAAATGAAAACATTTAAAGAGTACGGATTACCACCATCTGCTGCTAAAGGAGCAAAGGCACATATTAAACCTCTCCCAAAGAAAAAGCCTGTTGTTCATTTAGACAAAGATGATAGTATAGCTTCCATTAAAGTTTATAAGCCTAAAGAAGATATTGAAAGAAGAGCTGATTTTCAAATGACAAAGAAAACTATGCCAGATGGTTCAGTTAAGTTTGTAAAAGCTCCAAAGAAAACAATCGAAATAGGTAAAGGTAAATACGAGGATATGACGAAACCTCTTACAGTAGAGCCTATTAAAAGAAAGGTCGATTTAAAAGGACTGAAAAAAGCTGTTAAATTTTATGATAAACCTTTAAAGCAAAAGGGATATCCTGAACAAGAAAACACAGTAAACGAAGCTATAGGTCCTGATGATGCAGACGATAAAGGGGAATACGATTACGAAGGAGAAATGGCAAAGAATCAATTAAATACAATGATTGATGCTGCAAAAGAATTACACGATA